CAATCGGCGTTTTTGTGTATTCCGTTACGCAATGGATTTACCGCCGTGTTCTGGGTTAACTTTATGCGCCGTTCTGCCTCCCCAAACTTCTGCACCACCTCATCATAAGGCAGGCCGGTGATCTTGCCGGAAATGTAGATTTTCATGATTCGGAAATTTTCACAGCATCAACAATAATGTATCCCTGTTCAACGCGCGAAGAGTGAACAAACATAGCCCCGTATTTTTCGGCTGGCAGGAAAGTGACAGGGTTATAATTGTAGATTGCATGATTTATTTTTTCCAGTACATCACCGCGAATTACAAGCGTATAAACACGACCTATTTTGCACACTTCATTGTCAACCCAAAAAGTATTTTTTTGCGCCCGTACCTCATTCCGCCTCACCATTACCCCCAACTCCGCCGGCAGGTCAATACCGTAATGGCTCGCAATGTTCAGGCATACCCCCACAATATCAGCCAACTCCGCCGCCGCTTCCGCTTCGTCCTTTGCCTTGATAAACTCGCCGATCTCCTCCTGTAATTTGGTGATAAATTCCGGCAGTGTCGTTTCGTCGTCAATCAACCCCCGACCCTTTACAGCCTCGTAATTGGCTGCCATAATTTCTTGAAGTGTTTTCATATCAAATCCATGTTAATTGTCCCAATTGTTCTAATGCTGTCCTATGGTTACGCTTGTTTATTTCAAAATAGGACGGCTTTAATTCAATACTGATTGATTTGCGCCCCATTTTTAAGGCCTGATAACCCTCTGATCCAATTCCACCAAACGGACTTAATACCGTTTCGCCTTCATTCGAGTAAAGCAAAATTACTCTTTCTATAACATCTAATTGCAATGGACAAATATGTTTTTCGTCATTCTGATCTCTTGCAGTTGTGTACTGCAATACGTTTGTCTGACTTATATCCATCCATACCGGCGAAGCGTAACGCTGCCAAACGTGATGGCTATATTGTTCCTCTTTGCTATACTTGCTTTCTGGATCATAGCCCCAGCGTTCGATAAAACCGTCAATTGTTCGCGGGAACTGGTCATATTCGTGCATGGGTACATAAGACGTAAACCGCCTATCTTTCAACTGAATAGGATTAAGATTTTCCCCAGGCTTTTTAAACACCATAACTTTATCAGACAGTCCCATCCTGATCATGCTCATATCCTTTGTTACCTGTTTATGTGCCAAACCAATCGCTTTTGTGCGAACCGCAGCCAATAACGGGTCTTTCCATACCGTAAATTCAGAGTGCAGGAAAAAGCCGGCATCCTCGAAAATATCGGCAATCTTTGAAGCAAATCGCCGGATTCCAATATAACCGTCACGGCTTTTGAGTGTTGGTAAATCCATAGCGTGAACCGCAATCAATCGTCCGCTTTTAATTACCCTCATCAACTCAGCAACTAAATATGTAAATTGCGCCACAAACTCATCATAGTCAGATACATTCCCCATATCTTCCACATAGTTAGAGTAAGTATAAAGGTCAGCAAACGGCGGCGAAAAAACGGAAAAGTCAACCGACTCATCCGGTATCTCCTTAATCCTCTGCACGCAGTCCCCACGCATCAACCAATATTTGTCAGTCTTTACGTCCTCGGTCGTATCAATCGACTGGGTTATATTTCCCATTAAGTGTTTGTTTACGGCTTTTGTCATTTTATGTTGCATTTCTTTAAATTGTTTTTCTTTATCGTTGATAGTTTTTAGGACATTAATCATCCTGTCAGTTGTTACCAGCCAGATACTTACCGACTGAGTTTGTCCGAACCGCCAAGACCGCCGGATAGCCTGATATGTTGACTCAAAAGAAAAGTCAACCGACGCAAAAATCTGATTGTGGCATGACTGAAAATTCATCCCAAAACTGGCTATCTTCGCTTTTGTGATCAATACCTGATATTGACCATGTGCAAACGCCAATAAGTTATCGCGCTTTACTTCCGGCGAATCAGATCCCTGCACGTTCCGGCAATCATAACCCAAACCAGATAACCGCCTGTAAATTTCATCAGCCTCCTGATTTTGCTTTGTCCAAATAATAACCTGATCGGTTCCAATTTCCGACTGCACAATACTAACAACCTCATCCAGTCTTTCCGTTTGAGTTTCGCGAAGTGATTTATTAAAATCAGTGGCAGATACGGCCAGACCGCCAAATAATAAACCATCCGGCACTTTGGTAGATACTTGAACCTCTTTCATTTTCAACTCAGGCAAATCATACCCATCATTTGAAAATCCAATGTCAGAGGGCAGATTGATCATAATTGCCCAAGTGCTGATAAATTCGTAAAACTTATCAATGGCATGGCCTTTTAACCGCCACTGTTTTGTAGTGGCCGCGTCATTAATAAAGTACATGGCCAGCATTTCATTGTAGTTCATAACATCCAGAAACTCGGCGTGGTTACCCAGTTCCATTGGGTCATTCGGCGACGGAGTGGCAGTACAGGCCAGTTTATACGGTATTTCTTTACACCTATCAATCAGAGTATTCCGATATACCCCCGTTTCGTTTTTTAGGATACTGGACTCATCCAGAACAATGCCAGAAAACAGATCAAAATCAACATTGTCAATCTGCTCATAATTGGTTATCTGAATGTTACTTTCTGCCGGATACCGTGATACCGATATGCCAAACTTCGCGCCCTCTTCAATTGTCTGTTCTGATACGGCCAGCGGCGCAAAAACAATAACAGGCCGCCCCGTTTTCCTTGCCACGTTATCAGCCCAAACCAACTGCATCAGGGTTTTACCCATACCAGTATCGGCGAAAATGGCATATTTACCGGCTTCCAGTGCGCGCCTTACTATAAATTTCTGGAATGGGAACATTTGCCCGTTTAACTCATTCTCTGAGATTTCAAAGCCGGATTTAATTACTTTGCGTTGCTTTTGCTTTAGAAAATCCTCATAATTCATCATATCATTTCCCGTTTTAGTTTCTCCAAATGTACGTATTTTAGTACATACCTAAAAGTTAAAAAATGTTAATTTTTTGCGCCACGAAGCGCACCAGAATACCGCTTCTCGGTCGCCCAAACCCAGCCCGCTTTATATCCTTTTTCGCGCGCATAAGCCCATAGGCCATCCCGACCCTCCCGCAGTAGTATCTGGGTAATCACCCAACCGTGTTTATACCCACGTTCCTCGGCTCGCCTCTCCAGCTCCAAATATGGCGACCGCTGGGGCACTTCTGCCGTATAGTCCACCGCCACTAACTCGGCAACCTTAACGGTTTTTTCAACCGGAAAAACGTATCCGCAAAACGGACATTCCCGCAGCGTCGCGAATACATAACACTTGCACTTTTTACACTCCTTTACAGGCGGCGCACCCCCGCCCTTAGATTGTTTATGCCAAAGCGACCATTCGCGCATTTGGTTGTAATACCCAAGCCGACTCGAATTGTCCCCGAAGTCCAGCACGTTAAAGTACTGCTTGCCCGGATAAGTCCTGCTTCCACGCCCCAGGATCTGCAACCACAACGGCAAACTAACCGTTGACCGGCTGATTAGGATTGTTTCAACCTCCCTTACATTGTAGCCCGTTGTCAGGATACCGGCATTAAACAACACCGGAAATTCACGCCGACGCCAAGCCGCCAACACCGCGCCCCGCTCACCACCATACAACCTGCGCAATTCCCGCCACTCCTCGAAATGCTCACTTTCCGGCGAAAGGTCAGAAGTCACGAACCGCGCGCCAACACCCGCCGCGTTAAACTCAGCCGCCAAGCGCGCAACGTGGATAATGTTCACCCCAAAGCCCAAAGTCATACTGCCCTGGCAAATACGCCGCCAGTTGTCAACCGCACCAGTGTAAATTTCACGCTTGTCATACCTATTAAACATATCATCCTCGCGATAGTCCCCCAAACTGCTAACCCGTACCCCGTCCATGTCCACGCCCTTAACGCCATAATAGCGATCCGGCACCAAAAAGCCATCCCGAATTAATTCGGGTACTTGCGGACCCAATATAAGATCGGCATAATCAGCCCCCAATTGCCGCATTTTTCCAGACCGTACCGGCGTGGCAGTGAAGCCCAGAACGTATCCCGTAAACTGCCCAGCTGTCCAGTTGAACCCTTGCCGATGAATTTCATCGACAATAACAACATCAAACGACCTAAAGAACCTCGGCCACTTGCCAACCCGCCGCCGCAGGGTTTCCGACATAGCAATAAACACATTTCCGGTATCTGGTTCCCGCCGGTGTCCTGCCACTATCTCTGCCGCATGAATCCCAAATTCTGACAGCGTCCCCCCGGTTTCATTCAGAAGTTCGATCCGGTCGGTAATTATCAAAGCCCGCTTGCCGCGTTTTAGCATCTCAGAAACAATGTAAGAGAATATTACGGTTTTGCCCGATCCAGTCGGCGACTGAACTACAATTGACTTGTGTCCAGCCGCCATACTTTCACGAATCCGGCTAACCAGCGTATTCTGATATGGATATAACCTAATCATTCCTCTGATGCTTCACCTTCAACTCCCGCGGCAAAATTACCCGCTTATACCACATCTGCAAACTTTCTTTCTTGCCCAATATGCCGGCCAAAGCCATACCCGTACCGCGATAGTTTGCCGTATCGCGGGATAAATAACGGATAACATGGCCACGATTGCCGACAATCAGGATTTTGTAGTCACTCGCTGGCATGGTCAGAACCCTCCCCTTTTTTAAGAATACCAAGTTGACAGCCCATTGACTCAACTGCCCCAAATAGTGCATGATATGCGTCTACATCCTTCATATTCTTTGTTTCAAGATCAACATCCCAAATGTCACCATTAAGTCTGTTAAGTTTCATAATTACGCGCTTTTTTCCTCTTGTTTTCATAATCAGAACGGTAAGTCTTCACCGGCTACCGGCTCAGGGGTTTGCAAACTTGTATCCGTAGTTTCGGCTTGTTGTGGCTCACTCTCAACAATCGCCCCCAGAGTTGGCGGGTATTTGCCCTCAGCTTTCAGCTTTTCGCGAACCTCTTTTTTTAGGTTCTGTTTGATCCACTCCGTGTCCTGACCGCGCCTGTTATCAATCGGCCACGTCTTAAAGTAAACATTTAGGTTCCCCTTTTCGGTTTCGGTTATGTAGTTTTCCTCCAGTGGAATTACTACACACCTGACGGCTGAGCCGTCTTTTCTTTTGATGTTCATTACGCCGTGCGTAAATCCTGCTAAGTTAAATCTTCCTTCCATGTTACAATTATATTAAGTAAGTACTAATTACCAGCCCAGCGGCAACCACCAAGTAAATCAGGATCATTACCCGCTGGTGCCTAATTTCGCCGCTAAAGTCAGTTCTTTTAAATTTCATTTGTCAGTCTGTTTATTTCCAATTCAGCCGACACAACGCGCGCCAGTATATCGGCAATCATAGTATCATCCCTTAGCACCCGTTCAACCCTGATAGGGTTACCCAGCCGCGGGTCGTACTTCACGAAGTCGCACCACGCCCGCCCGTGTATCTCCAGTAATGCCTGAATCTGCACCATGTGGGTCTGCACATACTCCGAATCCAACATATTTTCACCAGCCCACGGGCATTTAATTTCGATTATCCCGTCTTCACCTACCAACCCATCCGGCGATCCTGTGAAATATTCCAATCGCGGGTGCTTCGCTGATTGCGGCACTGTTACCGCGCTTCCGGTTAACTCTACATACATATCCCGCGCGAATGGCTCGTTATCCTTGCCCCAGCGCGTTTGCTTAAAGTCCTTAGACAGTAACTCATCTATGTACCTGTCCGCTCCCTCCGGAGTTAGCATCCTTTCATACGCCAGCCGGTAAATTTCGCGCNNTGNNGTNNGNCCCCANANTTCATCNTTTTTNCGNCCGCCGNNCATNANCTTNTGAACCTGGGAGGCGGTAATTTTACCCAGCCTTCGCCGGTGCCATNCCCGNNNNTCNGTTCTNNNTTGCGCNTGCAANTCNTCNGCNGGNAGGGACAGTTCAAGCCCCTCCATGAAGTCTTCAAATTCGTTTTTCATTCCTGTATCGAGTTAAGTTTTTGTTTCAACACCCCCAGGGCTTTCATAGCTTCGGGATCGTATTTTACTTCCTGATAAATCGCTACCAAGTGGCCATAACCACTATGCAGCCCGTTACAGTACGCGCTAAGTTGCGCCGGAGTATTCAGCGGCTTTCCGCCCGCAGTTAGCGGCGTTTTGCCGCTTGCTTTCAGGATTACGGTGTCGGTATCGTAAAGGTTACGGAACACCCCCCACATGACCGCCGCGCGCTTCAGTGCATCGCTGGCTTCGCCTTTCACCGCTTCGACGTTGGTTTCCGTGCCTACATCCGATTTGCTGATCCAGCCCTCGCCTTCTACATTGATCGAAATTGACATATACAACTTTCCGTTGATATTCAT